CGATATCTATGCCATTGGGCATGACCCTTATGCTCATGATGGAAGTCCGGAGAATGCGTCTCTAGGGGCTACTTATGTGTTCAAGAAAACAAATCAGTTTTCTCTGACATATAATGAATGCATCGTTGCAAGTTACGTTGGAAGACCCTCAACAACTGACGAGTATAATCGAGTCCTCTTTATGCTCGCAGAATACTATGGTTGTAAAATTGGATTCGAGAATAACAGAGGCGATGTTATCGGCTATGCAAAGAGATTCAACAAGCTAGACCTCTTGGAACGAGAGTTTGATGTACTCTCTAAGAAGAAAACCTCTCAAAAGAGGAGGACTTCTCGCCCTTACGGGATCACAATGACGAAGCAGAGGAAAAAGGATGCACAGCTATATTTGAAGGATTGGCTTTTGTCTGCTGTCAGTCGTTATACTAATGAAGACACGTTGGAGCAGACACAAAAGCTGGTGATGCATACAATTCTTGATCCGGCATTTCTCCAGGAGTTGATTAAGTATGATCCCAACAAGAAGACAGAGTTTGATAGAGTGTCTGCTGCTATGATTGGGATGTATTATCTCAAAGATATGGAAGCCAGAAATGTAAACTCAGGAGGGGGTATGAATAAACACAAAGAGTTCTTCGATAGAAACTGGTTCCAATAGGATATGCCTCACAACCAAGCATTTACAACTCAGCTTCCAAGGCAGCGTATTCCTAGATCTGAAAAGGATCAGGAATGGAAGGAAAATACTATAGATGCTATTATTGATCTCTGTCGCTTTGAGCCTCCTTTTCGGAGAGAAGATGAGAGAGATGCAATGAGAAAAGCATATCTGTATTATAATGGTTCAATCGTAGATGAAGACTATACTCACGTTACTGAGCCATATGGAAACAAGCGGGAAAACTTTCCTGCAAAGATGAGAAATTATCCTATTATCAAGCCAATAGTTGATCTTCTCATTGGAGAGAAGGCAAGAAGACCAGCAGAGTATACAGTTAAGGTCAACAATGATGATGTTGTAAACAGAAAGCTTCAGGAAAAGACTGATGCTCTGCATCAGAATCTCATTCAGCATTTCATGAGAGAGTTGCAGAGTACAGAAGGGGTAAATACAAGGGGACTAGCTCCACAGGAGGAGCCACCAAGTCCACAAGAAGTAGCCAAGAGATTCGATGATGATTATAGAGACAAGCGAGCAATAACGGGACAGAGAACCTTAGATTATTTTTATGATGATCTAGAGTTAGATCGTAAATTTGTAGATGGGTTCAGACATTTTCTTATCTCTGGTGAAGTACATTCAGCCAGAGGCGTAGGAATGCCTGATATGAGATATGAAATACTGAACCCTCTACAGATAGACTATGAAAAGAGTCCTGGAAATGAGTTTATAGAAGATGGTCAATGGGTTTGCCACAGGCGACTCTCGACTACAAATGATGTACTCGATGCTTTCTATGGTGATCTTGATGCATCGGAAGTATCACAGCTTGAAGATCCAAACAGAGACTACGATCCATTTGTAATATACTCAGATGATGGTTATACGGCTGATAATGATGGTCAGCTTCTAGAGGTATATGAGGTCTACTGGAAGTCCATGAGTCAAATAGGAATACTAAGGTATGTTGACCAAAATGGATTTCCACAAGTTAGAGAAGTAGACGAGTCTTACGAGCCACAGGAAGGTGAAAATATAGAATGGTACTGGACAACGGAGGTTTGGCAAGGATTTCGGATTGATGAGGACATATACAAACGCATCAAGCCTATCGAGATCCAAAGGGGCGAGTTAGACAACAGATCCAAATCTAAGCTACCAATAAACGGGAAGAGGTATTCGGATATGAATGCTCCGAATATCTCATTGGTAATGCTAGGAATTCCCTATCAAATCTCCTATAACATATATAAATATCGCTTGGATAATGCGATAGCTAGATCCAAAGATATTATAGCACAACTTGATATTAACCTTATCCCTGACGATTGGGATATGGATGAGTTTATGTATAATATGGAGGCCACGGGTATTGCGTGGATGGATTATGGAGATCATGATCTAAGTCCACAGCATCAGACAGTCCTGGATATGTCTGTTCAAGTTATCCAGGATATGACTGCTCTGTTGCAGGCAATTCTTCAAGAATGGGAGCGAGTTTCAGGAGTCTCACGTCAAAGACAAGGCCGAATATTTGCATCAGAGACCAAGGGTGGGTCCGAGCAGGCTATTGTCCAAAGCTCCTACATCACTGAGCCATACTTTAACCAGTTTGCTCACTTTGAAGAAAGAGAGTTTGCAGCTATACTAGATTACTCAAGAATACAGTGGGTAGAAGGTAAGTCTCTAAGTTATGTCACACCAGAAGGGTCTGAACAACTCTTGCAGATTGATGGCTTAGAGCACATGGAGTCTGAGTATGGAGTTAGAGTTTCCAACTCAGGAGAAGACCTTGAGAATCTAGAGAAGCTTAGAGATCTCTCTCAGGCAATGCTTCAGAATGGAGTGCCTCTTTCTAAGGTCATGGATATTATGGACGCTAGTTCAATTAGTGGCCTTACGGATAAAGTAGAAGAGGCAGAGAAAAGTCAGAGACAATTGAAGCAAGCTCAAGCAGAAGCTGAGAGAAAGCAAAGTCAAATGGAGGCTCAGGTTGAGCAGCAGAAGATACAGGCTGACATGGAGCAAACAAAAATGGACAATGAAACTAAGATACGTCTCAAGGAAATGGAGCTTGAACAAGATGATCAAGAACTTGAGCAGGAAGAAGAAATTGCTGAGATGGAAGCTGAGACTGATGTGGAAGTAGCTGAAATCAAAGCAAATCAGAACGGCACTAGTAACGGATCCACCCAATAATTACACACTAAGTTATGGAAGACACAACCCCTTTTGAAGATGTAACATTTGAAGAAGTCGTAGATGAGAATCCCGACCCTGATCCTGATCCCTCTCCTACGGATGAGGAAGAACAGGAAGATCAGCCTACCCAGGAAGAAGAAACTCAAGAAGACAGTCCGGAAGAGGAGGATGAGCCTACTGATGAGGATCTTGATTCTCAGGATGAGCCTGATGATACTGAGGAAGAAGACAATCAGGAGGAAGAGGAAGAGACTCAAGCCTCTGTTATGGATGCTATTCAGGCAAAGACTGGCTTTGAAACAGAGGAAGACTACTCAGATGATATTGATGGTGTAGCTGAATATATCAATGATGTAGCCACTCAGCAAGCCCAAAGTCAGGTTGAACAGCTTGTCGAGAGTCTTCCGGAGGATGTTCAGACCTTCATGCAGTATAGGGCAAATGGGGGAGATCCAGAAGAGTTTATGGAGACCTATACCTCTAACTGGAATGAGACTGAGTTGCAGGAGGACAACTCTAGTCAGCATGAGAAAATTGTCCGTAATAGGATGAAAGAAGAGGGGTGGGATGAAGAAGATATTGAAAGTGCAATTGAGGATTACAAGACTTCCGGAAACCTCTACGGGGAGGCAAAGCGTAGTCTCAATAGATTGCAGAAACTTGAGGAACAGCAGAAAGAGAATCTTATTGAGCAGCAAGAACAGAGACAGCAAGAACAGCAAAAAGAGATTGAAGAAGCTTGGAATGAGATAGAAAATACTCTAAACAATACTTCCGAGCTTAACGGGATGCCTATTCCAGAGAATCAAAAAGATCCTTTCTTTGAGTGGATGAGCCAACCCGTGGATGAAAAAAATGGACAGCCTGTTAGCCAAAGGGACATAGCAGCCCAAAATGCAGATGTTGAAACTTTGCTCACCCTGGACTACGTTATGTACCTGATGAATCACGATGATTTGTCCTTTGACGATGTGATTAGTCAAAAGGCGAAGACTGAGAATGCAAAGGGGCTTGAGGATCTCCTTTCAAACTCGAACAATAAGGACACGCCTTCTGACAAAAGTAAAGGACCTTCTGGCGGTGATTCAAGCAAAGACGTTGATGCTAATGATCTGCCTAATGCCAGAGATCTTATTGGCTAAGGTTGAGATGGGAAAGTATCAATAGCTGGACTAACAAGCATCATTCCAGCACTCGTTAATAAAAATGCATCATAGATATGCGAATTTCTAAGACGCAGTACAATGATGCCCAAATGACGGATAGCAATTCGCTGGCGAAAGCTATGCTGCAAAATCCAGCGAAGCTGAGTCCCGTCATGACATATCTGGGAGGTCGTCAAGATAAGAAGTTTCCCTTGACGATGCTCACAGAGGGCATGGAAAACACGGAATCTATCGAAAGTGATGAGTATGAATATAAGGTCCAGACAAAGACGAGTATGACTCGTCCTGTGGCTGAGACTCCAAATACCACTACGGGTCTTGGTCAAGGTGGGCAAGTATTCACTCTCACATTTCCGGATAGATGGTTCATTAAGGATTACGTCCTGATTTCCCCTTCGGGAGTTCAGGCACGTATCATGAGCCAGCCTACTCCCAACGGCAAGAATTATGATTACCAGCTTCAACTGGTCAATCCTAATCAGAATGCCGTAGTCCCAAGTCAAGATGTTCAGTCAGGCTCCACTTGGGGGATGATGTTTGCCCCTGTTGGCAAAGACTTCTCCCGTGGGAATGCTTCCAACTGGACTTCGCCATCCAAGGTCAAGCACAAGCTCACGAAGATCCGGAAGAGTTATGAAATGTCCGGTGACTCGAAAAACTATGTGATGGACGTTGAGCTTCCTAGCAAAGATGGAGGCACGTCTAACTTGTGGATGGACTACGAAGAGTGGCAGTACTTCCTTCAGTGGAAGGAGGAACAAGAACTCCTCTACTGGTATGGTGAGAAATCCTATGACCAAGATGGTACAACCAATCTGACAGATGAGAATGGTCAGCCTGTCATCATTGGTCCTGGACTCTTCCAGCAGATCATCAACAAGGATACATACAGTGAGCTTACCGCAGATAAGCTTCACAATGTAATTGGTGATCTGTTCTATGGCATGACTGATGCACAGAACGTGCAGGTTACTCTCTTCACGGGTACTGGTGGCAAGAGAGAGTTTGACCGTGCCATGAAGGATGAGCTTGCCAATAACAACTTCACTGTTCTTGACCAAGGAAAGTTTGTTCAAGGAGAAGGTGAAGATCTGACCCTTACAGGCTACTTCACGTCCTATAGACACGTTGACGGCCACCTTATTAATGTTGTCAACAACCCACTCTTTGACCACTCTGCTGTTGCAGATGCCAGGAGAAAGCACCCTGATACCGGATACAGCCTTGAAAGCTACCGGATGGTCTTCGTGGATCAGTCCACGTATGAGGGTGAGCCTAACGTAAAGATGGT